TGCTCTCCAAAAGAAGTTCTTTGCTTTGATTGTGACCTACGGAAAAAGCCAATATTATTTTCTTTTGCCCACGCTTTGTACTCTACACCGTAAGTTTGATANAANCGNGCAAGTTTTCCTTTGAAAGCGTTTGTTTTCAACAANTCAGCGGTTGACTCAATGACGTTATCACCGCGCACACCAACAGCATCTTCAGCTAAAACCCTGCCTAATCCGTTGATAATGGGATTGTCAGAACTAAGCATGTAGTTAGCCATATCTATACGGAGTCCTGAGAACTCTGACTTTTGCATCTCTCCAAAGTTCTCTATGGCATTCTCTGTAGCCTCTGGATTTCTCAGGCTTCTCTCCATGAGAGGTGGGTCAAAAGGGTTTGCAGCCGCGCCAACGCTGCTTTCATTTAGCAAATCTTGTTTTACCCTAGCCTCTAACTCTGCTTTTTGTGCGCCTTCAACCTCTTGTAACAGNTTTTCATGTGCTTGGCGTAACTCTGGCTCGTTGCCCACTCCTCTGCTTATCGCTCCTACACCGCCGCCTAACAGCATCCCAGCAACGGCTGCATACATGACATCATATTCATCTCTTGTNACGCTCTCAGAGGCTATATACCCCTCTATAGCCGCGTTTGATGCCGCACCACCTATTGCACCTCGTACAATACGTCCNACTCTGGACAGTTTGCTGCCCCAAACAACAGGCGCAGCAGCCCCTCCAAGAATACCTCCTGTTGCCGCTACAGGGTCAAAGATGTTGACACCTATTCGTAAAGGCACACCGTACCAACCCCAAGACTGCATTTTCTTTTCGTTTTCTAAAGAGGCCAAAACCTTTTCACGCATTTGTTTTGCATGATCAAAACTGACTGTTTCCTCAAGAAAATCGTGATGATCCTCTGGTATGTCTTTAGTCAATTCATTAAACTGATCTTGGTCTAAACCTTCTTTGAGATAATTTAAATCCGGGGCAAAATTTTCTTTGTTTTGAAATGCGTAAGAGGTAATCCAATCCTCTTCAACGCTTGCGCCAATAAAGTCTGAAAAAGAAACATTTGGCTTTTCAGCCGCTATCTTCCTTTGAAGTTCTGCTTTTTCAAAGGCTTGAAACTCTGGCGTTCCAATTGGTACAGGCTTAGATGGGGTGAGAAAATCGTCTTCTGCCATCACATCATTCTCAAATCAAGCTGTGGTGTTGCAGGGGAATCCTCTTGCTCCTGTTGCACTTTACGTTGTTCTTTTTCTAAAGAAATTTTTAAATTTTTATTAAGATTTTCAAGTGCTTCTTTTCTTTCCGCTTCCCTAGCTTCTGTCGATAATTTCATCAACTCTTCTTTTGTGTAGGACATATACTTGCCCTCTGAGTTTTGGATTGGAAAGCCACCATCTCTAACTAAATAAAATCTATCAGCCGTACCCTCAATGTTAAGCAGTCCCAGATTACCTTTATCTAACTCGGCGTCCTCTAGCATCTGTTTATTTGTTTCAGCAAAATCATCAATAACCAACGTAGCTATTTCTTTGATGTTTGACAGTTCGCCACCTTGCTCAAACTCAGGCAAATTAGGAACAAGCACAGAGCCAATCAAAGTATGACTTCTGGCTAAATCCTCTCCAGCCCTTTCAAGTGCTTTGTCTACGCCCACACCCATTTTTATATATTCTTTTGCAAGATCTTTTATTTCTTGTTTCATATATCCAGTGTTTTGCGGCGAGTCTAAATCAAACTTGTACCAAGGCTGACGAGTAAGTTGTGCGTCTGTGACATCTAAAGTTCTGTCTAATTCTTTAGAAAAAGCTTCTGGGTCAATGTCCCTTTGTAGCCTCATCTTCTGAAGCGCACCTTCATCACCATAAACATCAGACAAAGTTTCAAAGCTTCTCCACCAAGCAAGATCTTTTGCATTTAGGTGCTTATTTAATAAGTCCTCTCTCATCTCCATGTTCCTAAACAAGGTGATGGCAAACCTGTCCTCATCGTCAATATCTGTCTTGTTTGGGTCAGACAATCTCCCTTTGTGTTTTACAAGCGTGTCTGTGAAAACTTGTGAAGTCACACCATTCTTCTGCAAAAAGTCTAACTGTTTCTGTGGACTATCTTTCAAAGCATCAAGGTTTTCATCTACAACAACTTGAACATCAGTCTTGGTGACTTTGAGATCAGGTTGATTAGATGCATTCAACAAATTTCCGTTCTTAGCCGCATCTCTTAATACGTCACGTTTATTTTCAGTCTTTGCGCTTTTAACTAACGCTTTTCTTACCTTTGCCACTCTTGATAACGTCTGTTGAGCTGCATCACCAAACTTGTCAGCCCTTTTGGACAACGCACCGTTTGGACTTACTTCGCTCTGTAAAAGCTGTTCAGTTTGAGCAAGCATTGATGTTACTTCAGCCGTTGTCATATCACCTGTTGCAAGTCCATTCTGTGCGGCTTGTGACATCTGTTCAGCGGCCTCAAGCGCACCCGCCTCAATATCTTTTGTCTCTCTGCCCTCTGGGTTGCTCACCTGACTTTGAAACATTGACAATGGGTCTTCTGACTCCGTTATGTCATCAACAGCATTTTGTTGTGTAAGATCCACCAAGTCTTTGAACTTTGGATCAGCAACAGAACGGACAAGAGCCATCCTCTGACCGTTACTCAGACCAGCAGTGTTAATTACTTTTTGCTCACCATCATCTGTCACACCCACAAACGGTGTGCCGTCCATAATCGCATCTTGCAAACCTTCCTGATCAGCAGCAGACACCGACAAAGAATCAATATCACCAATAGCCTGATCATAAGCCAATCCACGCATTTCGCGCTTTCTTGCTTTTACTCTGTTCTTAAATTTTTCTTGAGTGCTATCAGCCATACCTTTGCCCGGTATGGTTGTTGCTATTTGGTCTAACTCATCAATGCTTGCGGCTGCATCTATTTGTTTACCAAGATCGATGGCCTTAAAGCCTTGTTTGATTGAGTCACTGTCATAGCCAGTTCTAATTCCATCAACGACATTGTTTTGTAATTCAAGGTCAATCTCTGCTTCTAAACGTCTTCTATCGGGATGCGTCTCTGGAACGATAGACGCTTGACGTATCATCTCGCCAATCTTGGCTTTTGAAGCGTCCGTTCGTATGGCTTGCCCTCTTGCAAATGCTTTGTTTTCACCTTGAAACTGAAATGACAAAGCTGTTGATGAAAGCGATTGCTTTACCTTGTCTTTTTGTGATTTTGTTAAATCTGTTCTCGCATCAATTGCGTTGAGTTTTTGATCCCTAAATGCTTTAAAATTTTTTTGATAAACAGAAGTGTCGGTATCTTTGTTGTTTCTGTTGAAATCATCAGCTTCTTGACTAAAGCTAGTAAATTCTTCGTTTTGCACTCGCTTTGTTTCAGCGTTCTTCTGTCTTTCTAAAAAATCAAATGTGACTTGATCTAACTTTGCACCAAAAGCAGCGGTTGCTTTTCCGGGAGCTTCAAATGCCGAACTTGCTCTTGGGCCAAGACCACCAGCGGTAACTCCTATCTGTTGTTCATATTTTTTAATCTGTACCATTTTATTAACTCATGTAAGTTGCGGCTTTTTCTGCGCCTTCTAGTAAAGATTGATATGAGGCCGTTTTGTAAGCAGAAGCTTTGGCTCTGCCCTCTGCCCTTGATAACGCAGCCTCACTAGCTTTTGCTACTTGTTCTATATCTGAGGCATAAGCTAAATTCAAAGCATCCATCTGTGTATTCATGTAGGAGTCTTTTAATGCCTCAAGCGCACTGCCAGACATTTCAATTCCTGACGCTGCTGTAGCTACGCGCTGTGTTGCAATGGTGCGTTCAGATGCTTTTCTAAGGTTTGCGTCTTCAGAAGTTTTCTTTGTTTGCAGGATTTTTGCTTCGTTCTCTGCAACACGCGCATTGAACTCACCAACAGCCTGTGCCTGTTTAGCGGCTGCTTGGTTNCCCTTGTATCCTAAAATTGCNCCAATCATTACAACACCATTGACATTCTATAATAGTTGGAGCCATCTGGCCCATATTTGGGCATCATGCCTTCGTCTTTGAAGCCTAGCCACTTAGCAAATCTGATAGCCTCTGGGTCTAATTCATTGATGCTTGCCTGCACTCTATGCAAACTATTGTTTGCTATTATACCGTCAAACATTGTTTTTGCATACCGCGCAACTGACGTTTGCCATTTACCAGCGTGTTTTGACAACATACAAAAACCTTCTCCAACGCCATCCCACAGCACATGGATGCCGCCAATGGCTACCACTGTGTTACCTTGCATGACGGTAAACGCATCAACTGTATCACCCGACTTGAAAGCATCTTTGAATGACTTTGGTAAATCAAAGTTTGTTTCTATCGTAGCGATATGATTATCGTTGAATTTAACTACCTCAAGCATCAAAAGTATTTGACCTTCTCATAATTGCTAAAACCGTCATGGGCAATGGCTGCGATTGTCGCACAACAACTCTTGCGTCATTCTCGTAACCAGCCGGAAAACTAATTTCTTTATCACCGTTGAACAACGGCACCGCTTCATCCATAGCCATACTACTATCACGAAACGGAAGTCTATCAAGGTTATTTGTATCTGGCCCCATCTCGGCACCAACAGTATTAAAAAATCTAACGGTTACACCATGTATACGTTTGATCTTTCCCTGTGCTATACCATCCTCTGCGCCAGCCTCTATTCGTAATGTTTCTACTGTTGATCTATAACCAAATCCAACATGCACCTTAGACGCATCTCTCTCCAAAGTTATTGCCCCGCCAGAAACCGTTTTGTCTGGGTGTGATGATCCATCAGCTAAAACAGACACAATCTCTCCTTCCAAGTGATTTAAACCTGTGATTGTAGCTGTTGCAGTGCTGTCATAGGTCAGACCGCTATCAAGAAAGAAAGCATCTGTTACGTCTGTTCCAAATTCTATTGGTTTTAAAAATTCTACATGACGCACTGTGCTGCCATCTATTTCACGTTTTACAGATACATAAACTTGATCTTCAGCCCCAGATGGTATTGATGTGACGCTTTCAACTATGGCTGCAATTTGATTAGTTGTTGTCAATCTAGTTGTATCAGAACTCTTGATGCTCAATAAGCCACCCGGCGTAGGTGATGTTTCTTTTACAGTAACCACTGCCGCTGCTGGATTTGCCACAGTAAAATCATCATGTGCATTGATTGCGGTAAATATATTATCAGCAGTTGTGTCGTTGTTGGTATTTGGCCTAAACCCAAGTGATGAAGATGGTGACGAGCTACCCACTGCCTCAGATGTAAATGTGACAGTTGTGCCATCACTTTTTGTCAAAACCAGTGTCGTTCCTACAGCTATGTTTGCAAAATCACTGACTGTTATGGTTGCATGTGCGCTTGTTCCGCCAATAGAATGATCGTGCCACCCAATAGCCGCGTTTGCTCTGTCGTATGTTAGCCCAACCAATCGTCCGTCACTGTGGACAAACCACAAGATAAGTTCTGGTTCTTGCTGCCATACCATGTCTGTCAAACCGCCACGCGGAATGTGGTCTGCTAATATGGTCAAATCAATTCCAAGCAAGCCATCTGTATCCAAATCAAACGTAATCTCTTTGACTTTTTCTTGACCCTTTTGAATAAGAATTGTGCTGTTTCCCGCCCGAACAGGACGAACATCTGATGAACCAAATGTGGTTTCACGCAAGACGTTTACATTCGTTGGCGATACTGGTGTGGAACCTGTGCCACCAGAAAGCGTAAACTCTGCACTTGTAGTCAACACTTGCAAGAAACGCGCTGGTAATAAATGTTTGATAACATTAACCTTGTCAGACGCAATGGTAAAATTTACCGCTGAGTCATCTAATGTTCCCGGCGTCATGTTTTCAAAATCAGCCGATACTGAGCCAAATATGGTCTGTGGCTGGCCTGTAGTGCCAGCAAAGTACAATCGTTGCTCATAAAATCCAACGGCCTTAGGGAAGCCCTGATCGCCGTCAAATGAACCAAGCGACCATTTTGTAGTTGGGTTTCCTGACCCTACAACGCTTGCTGGCAAAAACCCCTCTGCGTTTTTGAATGTCGCTGTTACTTCTGTTGCACTGGTAAAGCCTGTTATCTTAACAAATCCAGATCCACTATGCTGAAACTGCCACTCAAGACTGCCATAGGTTTCTGTGCCAGATAAATGCACTGGCGGTGTGTTGCCGCTTGTTTCAGTCCCACTGTCTGTTTTTTTGTAAACATTGTTGCCGTGTCTAACTAAAACATTCTGAGCGTAGCTAGTGCTTGCCGCCCAAGCATCATGTTCTACCTCTATAACCTCTCTAAATCTTATTAATCGTCCGACATCATTTGCTGTGAACAAACTTGCAGAAGCAACGATTGTGACGCTACCAGTATTGGCAGACGCATACAAAGTGGTTGTCGTCTGGTTCTCATCAAGATAAGGGCCGTCAATAAAGTCTATATCTGCTAGTGTAAAGCTGGTTGCTGTGGTTCTGGTTAGTTTTGCTGGCTCATGGTCTTTATGCGCTAAGAACAAAACGTCAGCCGATTGAGCATGGTTGATCTCAAATATATCTGTAACAGAATATGTTGTCGTTACCTCAACTATCTTGCCGACTGTGCCACCGCTAGAGTATGCTGTAAACGCACTACTGTTGACACCAGACAACTGAAATGTATTTGTTGTTTTCCCGGCAACTGTAAACTCTAGGTTGTTGACCTCTACCATACCAGCAACAGACGTTATAAAAACTCTGTCACCATTGTTAAGGCCATGAGATGATGCAGTTACAACCGCTGGATTGGCCTGTGTAATTCCTGTTATGTTTGTAGTGGCCTCTGTAAGTATGCCGCCATCTTTATAAAATCTGATGTAATTTGCACCAAGCTCAAGCACATAGGCTTGCTCATCACTTACCTCAAAATTAATTAAACGTATTTTGCCACCATCTTTAGAACGACCAGCAAAAAACGAACCCGGCCTACGAGTTACGCCCCCAGATGGGAACACAAGCATATTGTTAAGGGTTTGCACAGCTTCATTATACTTTGGTATATCTATGCGACCCTCAAGCTTTGGCGAGATCTCACCTGTTCTAAAATTTGTTATTATGGTGGAGACACGCGCCATGCTTACAACCTAATGTTTGTGAAATCGTCTGCCTGTGGTTGCTCTGGGAAACCTTCCATACTATCAACGCCTTTGGCTTCTTTCAGACGAGCTTCGTAAACACTCAACATATTAGCCGCAACAGAATTGCTGCCTGTAATGTTGTAAGCTATTTCAGCCGCCAAACGTGCTGATATGGCCTTGTTAAGCAATGAGTCATACTGTTCTGTATCAGTTATTCTGCCTATGTAAATAATATTGCATGTGTCTTCATTAGATAGAATTTTTCTACCCTCTATCTTAAACATGACGTTGCTATCATACGCGGCAACATCATTGTTGACATTGCTGTTCCAGAAAGAAAGCACACGCAAACAAAATGGGTCTGTTGGTAATGTAAACTGAAATGAAAAGCCAAACGCCGGGGCGGTTGAGTCGGCTGCTAAATTTGTTCTTGTGATCGCTATGTTCCAAGGATGTGAACGCAATACAGCATCCCTTACATCCTCAAAGTTTCCGTTACATAATCTGGCTTCTTTTGAATTTTCGGTCAACGCAGTTATGTTGGCCGCGCCAAGCAAATCCAACGCCCTGTTACACAGATCGACAACTGATGCCATAGCAAACTCCTAAATGGGAGAAGGCAGCTTACGCTGCCCTCTCTTATTGTTTAGTTCACAACGTAGTGAATAATGAACGACATATCACCGCCAGTGCCACCAGTGGCATTGAATGTTGCGGCTATGTAGTAATACCCACCCGGATCGGATGACGCTCCTGCATTTGTATACAGTTTCGCACCAATCGTGTTGATGTCTGCTGCCTCTGTCCTCAGATCCGCAACCGCTGTAGTTCCGTCTGCAACCGCAGTTGCAAAGAAGTCTTCGTCTACAACAGTTCCGTCTGTCTGATAGATGCCAACATTGAATGTGCAGCTACCGCCTAAAGCATCTGTTGCAACCTGTATGGCTGTAATAGACGCATTACTTGGAATTGGAGCCAGCATGACAATATCATTGTCGGTGCTGTCACCAGCAGCTAACGCAATCGTACCTTGAGCAACACGCAAAACACCGTGTAACTCTTGGCTGTCGTTGGCAACTTGAGGAGAGGCTTCAAAATTAGCTACAAGATCTGAATTTTTCGTAGTCATAATCTACCACTCCTTATGCTGATTCGTCACAGTCAATCTGGACAACTTTTTCTTCTTCCATACGAGTGGAACCGATGCTCATGCAATAATAGACTTGCGTTGCGTAACCTTTGTCGGAACGCTCATCTATTCTTGCCATTACATCTTTACCAATCGCTAGAGCAAGACCATCCTCTGCCCATGCGAAACATGAACGGATGTTGCCAGCTTTTGACAGACGGTTTGAGGTTATGAAGTTAAATCCCATAAACTGATTTACTTCACCTTGCACAAGAGCCTTTACAGTGTTGAAATCACTTGATGTTACGTTTGTATCACCTAGCAATGCTTCAATCTGATCTGGCCCTACAGCAATGTAGCGCGGTATTGACGGATCAACTGACGCAAGGTCTAAGGTCTTTTTAGCAGTCCTTAGTTTTGCAACAGTCAAATCTGCACCACCATTCGCAATTTGCTGACCAGCAGGAAGCGCAGTTGATGTGCTGCCTGTCTCGCCAGTAAATGCTGTGCCTAATGCTGCTGAGATAATCTCATCGTCCATCGCACGACCCAATGCAAAAGCGGCTGCTTGAGCATAGGCAGAGGTTGGATCAATGAGCATACGGACTTTATCTTGCTCATCAATAAGATCAGCGTATTCATAGTCCACAAGTGTCACCCGACGCCTTGCATGGGGTGTGTCGATCTGGGGAGTGTCAGCATGGCGCGTTGTGCGCTTTTGTGCTGTCGCCTTACCCACTTGATCAAAGAAGGCATTTTTGCCAGTCATGCTTTCTACACGCACAGCATCACGCAAAAGAGAACCCTTCTGCTGTGATAACATCTGCACGTTTGCAGAATATTGCTGGACAAATGCCGTGGTTACTTCAATAGACATCTCTGTCTCCTTTTACCTGATGACATTTGATTGCAGACTGCTACCCGACAGCGCGGACACTCCTAGAATTTTTGGCCTTCTTGCGGCCTTCGTCTTTCCGATTGTCAGCAGGACAAGTTTCCTCGCTACCCTGCATCACCCACTCGTAGTAAACATCTGCGAGTAGATGAGGTTGTATCATATCACGACTTGTACCATTTTCAACAGCTAGTCGCAAACATTCCAACCTAATCTCTTTTGTTGTCAAACCGTCAACCATGTACAATGCTCATAAGCTCTTGGACTCTTTGAACAGCACGATCACGCGCCACAGGGTCTTTGCGGTTCGTGTAATCAGGCCCACGCATGATAGAGTCTATCTCAGCTTGCGCTGTTTGCTTTGTCATGTGATTGACCTGTGACTTTTCTGCAACAGTATCTTCACTGGTTACAGATTGCTTGAACTCAGCGAATTTTGCAAATGCCTTAATAAACTCAGGGTGATCACCCAAGTTTGTTCCATCTTCAAGAACAATCCTTGTGATTGCTTGAGTATCGGACAGTTCATCTGCAAGGCTTGTTGCTAACTCAACATTTTTATCATAATTAGATCCCCACTCGGCTCTAAGCTGATTATCAGCATCTATTTGAGATTGGTGTCTTTTGTCTGAGTCAGCTTGAACAGTGCCTTCCACACGGTTTTTGTAGTAATCCAATATGCCACTAACCTGTTTTGGCGTTAGTCTTTCCGCATGAGCCATCTCTGCAAAATCGTTAGCGTCTTGTTCTGTAATGATGTTCCCATCAACAGCTATCTCATATCCTGATGCTGCCTCTGGCCTCCCCAGCCTATCAGCAATCCTATCCAGATCCTCGTCTGTTGGATTTGCTGGCAATGGCAACTTATCTGCACCAATTAGTTTTTGACTGTTGACGTAAGATCTAGCTAAATTTCCCACATCTTTAATAGGTGAAAGACTTGGATGCTCTCGCAAGTCTTCTGGTATCATGTTCAAAAACTCGTTACCAGACCCGCCTGACGCTACCTCTGCTGGCGTTTCAATCGCTGGTGCAGGGGTTGCCTCTGGCTGGGCTACCTGTTCGGCGTTTTCTAATGACATTACATCTCCTCTCTTAGCATGTTGTAAATGTGAAGAATAACGGCTCTCTTGCCCTCTTCAAAAGCTGTTGCATTGGCATCGCCAGCAACATAGCTAAGTGTCTTATAATTACACCTAGCTTCCAGATCAGCTAATATTTTACTCCCACTGTCTGTATTAAATGTCTGCCTATATAGATCTTTTGTTTTTTCTATTTCTTTGTTCACTTGCTTACCATTCTACTAGCTTGGGCTAACTGTGCTATATCCTGCACCTCTTGAGATTCCTGCATAGCCTCTGCTTGCTGTTGCTCTGCTTCAGCCCTTGCTTGTCTTGCTTGCTGTATTTCAGCGGTAGATCTTAGAGTTGTTTTAGGAACGCCAAGAGATTCAGTAACGTGCCTAACTAATCCGTCTGGGTCTATGTGATCTCCGACAGGAAGCATTTGAGCAAGCGGCATTAGTATTTCGAGTGCCTTCATAGTGCTGTTCAGACTGCTTGACTTTTGTGCGCGAGCAAGTGGTGAAATGTATTCAATATCTACATCACGCCCTTGCAGTATTTCTGGTGGATCTTGCACCATTTCAGCGCGAACCATCAAGGCAAACACACGGTCAATCAATGGACGCAACATTTCATTCTTTAATCTGTCAAGGGCTGGCCCGATGACCCTTAGCTGTTCTTCTCGCCTTTGAATTATCTCAGTTGCGGTCATGTTTGGGCCACCGCCTGTAAGTAGCTGGTCAACAAAAAACGCTGATCTAATCGCGCTTCTACGCTGTTCTTCCATGTTCAAGCCAATAGGAATGTTTGCGCCTGTGTTAAGTGGTGTGATTGTGTCCCTGCTGCCGCTTCTAAAAAAGTTCAATCCCCCCGGCTGGGTACGGATAGGGAGAAGAAATCCGTCATCAGGAACAAGTAGAGGAGGGTCTATTTGTTTCTGTGCAGCTTGAATGATTGTTTTAGACATCAAGTTAAGCATCTTGACATCAGGCAACGCAACCATTGCGGGGGAACGCCCCATTGTTTCACCAGTTGCCTTCAAATATCGTGGAACAATGTACGGGAACTCTTGGAAACCACTTTCAGAAAGCATGGCTTTCGATTGCATATCTATGTAAATAGATGCAAACGGCATGTTTTTATTATCTACTTTTGTTTTGTCCCTGTCCTCTCTTGGGATGACAACGTGCAATATTTCTACTTCTTCATCAGGCTTGTCTTGGTTCTTTTTAAGGATGTAGTCTGTTACATTCTCTATACCAAACCGTTGCACCACTTGACGTACAGGTGATTTGTATGAACGAAAAACTGTATCAACCAAACCAAACTGATTTTCCTGTATGTAAAACTCTGAGATGTGCCGGGTGCTAAACCGCAACGCACCGCCTTCCATCTCCACAAACATGCATCCTGTGCCAAAAACAACAAGGTCTACATACATTTCATGGACTTCAGTGCCAAAGTTTGATTGGTCAAAGCCTTTTAACATTCTCTGGCTTGTGTCTTGCAGCCACTCACGAACCTCATCGTCACGACCTATTCCCTCATCTTTCATGTCAAGATGAAACCAAGGTGCCGCACCGCTTGTAAGAAGGCCATGAAGACTTGATGACAGAAGATCTACCGCTTGCAGTGCTGTACCATCAAAGATCAACTCCATGCGTTTATCGCCTTTTGATCGGCTCTTAACAACGTCTGCCTTTCTTGGCAGCATATAATCAGCCAACTCTTGATAGTGACTGTTCCAGTTGTCCCGCTGAGTCTTGAGGTGATCGTACCGTGCCACCAATTCTTTGATGCTGTTCATGTGCATAGCTTACCCCAATAAAGTTGGTCTACCGCCAGATGGACTCTGCCCTTGATCATCGCCAAGTGCGCCAGCAACTATCGTAGAGCCAGCACCTCTTTTCCTTCGCGTTTTTTTGACGCCTTCTTCAGCCAAAGCCATTGCCCTCTCTGTGTCTTCCTCATTCGCCCTTGCTGGCGGCGGCGGTGGTGGTGGTGCTGGCGGCATATATACTTTTGGTTTTAGAAAGCCCATTATCCACTCCCTGTCGGTGCTTTAGGATTTGGTTTGGCAAATGCAACTCCGTAGCCTTCCATAAGAGTCCCAGCCCCACCTGACCTCTTTGTAGACCTTGTTCGCCTTCTGCCTCTTTCAAGTAGGGTGTCATCATCAGGGACAACTTCTGGCGTAACTTCTGGCGTCACCTCTGGAACCTCTGGCGTTTCTCCGTACAAAATAAACCTACGTTCTTCGTCCGTAGTACCCATAACGGTATCAAAAGTTTCCTTGCCAATTTTTTTAATTGGCTTTTCAATAAAAGGCTCAACAACTTTTTTATCTATAAACTTTGTAGCTTTTCTAAAAGCTTTTCTAACGCTTCTGCCAACACTACCCATGACTAACTCCAATCGTGAAACCCAAGCTTTGATGTCTCAGTGCGAAACCAAAACGCCTGACTATAACCTTCTTTTGATAACATACTTTTTAGCTTTCTAAAACCTATTGCTGTGTTACGCATGCCACCAACAGATATAAAATCAATAATCCAGACATCTTCTCCNTTTGCGCTGAACCCCTCTACTGGAAACTTATAGTCTAATAAATATTCNTTTATATGATTTGCGCTTGGAAAACCCCATGTTGCAAAACATATCGGCCTGTTGTCTTTTCTTATGACAGCATACTGTCTTAAACTAAACGGTATTTTTATATAGTTAATAAAGTATTCTTTACCCCACCAATTATGATAATCGCTTGTTTTTATTAAATATATTATGTCTTCTATGTCTTGGCTTGCCATAATTAAATGCTAAACGGATTATATTCATTGACTGCAACTTTCTGCGGTGGACGAACAGCAGCTTGTCTATTCTCCATCCCAACAGCCAAATACCTAAACGCATCCGCAGCGTGAGATGTGAAGTCATGCCTCGGATGATCTCTAAACATTTTTCTCCGTTCATCCCACTCCTGCCTGTATTGTTTTAGCATCTCAACGCCTTCAGCGCATTTATCACGGTCAAAGTGGCACTTAGGCAATAATACTCTAGCAGCATTGATGCCATCAGCCACCTTCATTTTCGGGATGACTTTGAACCTGATGCCGAGGCTGAACGCCGTTTCAAGGCGGCTTTTGCCCGACCCGATTTCCCTGACTTCGATGTCGTGCGGGGCGAGGTGGTCCCCCCAATGATAATCCTTTTGACGTAGGACTTCAGCGTAGTGATCCAACCCAACACCGCTGCTTTCATAGTAGTCAATGACATTTACTGCTCCACTCCTAAATATCTGTGCAAACCAAATTGCTGTTGAGTCGTTTATACCCAAATCCCATGCGGTATGCACAGGATAAGCGGGGTCATAAGGAACCCTAGTAATCCTTCCGTCATCATCAGCATCAGATAACAACTTTCCATAATAAGCCCCTATGATTGCCGCTGTAAAGGAACACTCATATTCTTGCTCATACTGTTCCGGGGTCATCTGTGATTGTGCGGCTTGTAGCTCTTCATCTTTCACAAGACCGCTTTCAGACGCTCTTACGATCTTCCAATACCACTGGTCAGACCCAGCTTCGGACTCTGACTTGGCGGTTTCTAATAAATCATAAAAATGATTATGTCCTGCCGGGGTGCCTAGAAATACAGCCGCACCCTCTCTGTCTGATAGGGCTGGCCTCACTACTTCCCCCCATACCCTTGGGTT